GTATTCCGGTCGCTGGGTTCCGGTCGGACGTATCACGAAAGGTGATCGTGCCGGGACCGAAACTGTCTGGGCACTGCTCAACTACCTCATCCAAGGCAACTGTCGGGAGATGCTCGTCGGTTCCTGGCGCAGGTTCGCCGAGATGCACCCGGACTACGCGGGTTTCGTGCGCTTCCCCGTGCACGACGAGTTGATCGTGTCCTGCCCGCAGGATCGGGCCGAGGAAGTCTCCAAAGCGCTCACCGAGGCGATGTCCTTCGACTTCTACGGAGTACCGATCACCGCGGAGGCTGATCTGCTCATCGACGAGGCTGGACGATCAAGGTGGATGAGTGGTGATCTTGCTAAGAAGATCAGACTGGCCAAGGAAGCCGCACTGTCATGACGGACGCACGACGGCGCAGACGCGAACAGCACGTCGAGACCACCTACGGGATCGGCCCGGCCGCGTTGCGTGCGCTGGAGACCTTCCAGGGCAATCGATGCTGGGGTTGCCGTCGCGCCACCGGTGCATCGAAGGCTCTTGCCCTTGACCACGACCACCGGTCAGGAGAGGGAAGGATGTTGCTGTGCTCCACGTGCAATAGATTGATCGTCGGCCGGCAGATGCGGGACAGCCCGACCGCGCTTATCCGGCTCGGTATGGCGCTGGTCGATCCGCCGTCGCGCGCGGCATGGCTACGTCCGGGCGCTATCCACCCTGGCTGGCAGGATGACTCACAAGAGCTTCAGGATTGGCTGGAGTCGCGTGAGTAGGCGGACGGATTGGCGGAGGCGGTCAGGGCGTCAGCAAGGTGGCGACGGTGGTCCTCACCGGTCGCCACGTTCTCTCGGGGTAGCTCGCCAATGGCGTGCAGCCAGTCCTCATCACTCGCCATGTGATCAGGATAGAACATTCCTTCCCCTGATACACGCCGGTAGATCGGGACCCCTGACACCGACTGATCCGTCAGGCGCACCCCGGCAGGTACCGTAGTAGCCCAGACCTGACATTCAACGGATGGCGCAAATGACTGTTGATCCGAGCGACGTCGAGCGGCCCGACAACGCGCCGCTGGAGACCTCGAAGCGCAACAAGGCGCTGTCCATGCGCCTCGCCGGCATGAGCTTCCAGGAGATCGGCGATCACTTCGGGATGACTCGTCAGAGCGCCTGGGAGTTGATCCACCGTGCGTTGGCGATGGTGCCGAGCCGGCAGGCCGATGAGCTGCGCCTCGAAGAGAACCTGCGGCTCGACATCGCGCAGGCGAGGATCTGGTCCAAGGTCCTCGACGGTGATCTTAAGGCCGTCGACGCCTTCCTGAGGATCTCCGCGCGCCGCGCCCGCATGAACGGCCTTGACCTCGCGGCCGACGTCAGCGTGTCAGTCAGCGTCCGGCAGGATCTTGACGTGGCGCTCAAGCAACTCGAGGAAGTGATCAAGGGAGAGGTAGTAGACAGGCCGGCGGAGTAGTGCTAGGGTTAGAGCACAACCTACCGAGGGAGCCCGCGATGAACGTCTACGCACTCGCCGACAGCCTGGCCCGTCAGCGCGAGCTGGAGGACGCCGCGGCCGAGCTTGCCGACGAGGAGTTGGCGCTGGCCGCTGAGGCCGCGGGCGGCACGGACGCGAACTGGTCGACGTCGTGAAGCGCCGGGCAGTCATCCTCACCGCGCGGTGCCTCGACATCGGCGAGACCGAAGCCGTCGAGATTAATCCGGCGTTCGTCGAGTATGACCTGTCGATCCATGCTGTTCGGTACATCTGCCACTGCGGTGAGGCGCACATCCGAGAGATTCCCAAGAAGGATCGTCGCCGGTGGGAGCACGACTTCCGCACCGCTGGTGCTCGCGTGTTCAAAGGCCTCAAGGGCGATGTCGCCCTTGCTCGGAAGGATTGAAGATCATGAGCGAGTGGGAGTACGCCGGAGACGGCTACTACGTCGAGTGGGTGACGTGCACGAAGTGCGGTGCGGACCTGGGATGCAACTACCCCGGCGATCACTGTCGGAAGCATGACCTTAAGGTCCCTACCCCTTCCCCTGCGATGTTCGCCCGGACCAAGAAGGACTGATCATGACGAACCTGACCGTTCCCACTGACTACGTCGCTGATCTGCGTTTCGAGGAGATCATCTATGCGAACGAGATTCAGGAAGGAATGATCTTTATCCTGGCCTCGAGCGGCGTTCCGAGGATCTGGGCGACGGCGAAGAAGATCCGGATCGGAGTGCTCGTCCAGATCGTTTCGGTCTACCCGGATGAGACTGCGCGCCCCATAGGGATCTCCCCCAACACGCCACTGATCGTTAAGAAGGCCGTGCCGTGATGCTCGCCTACGCGCTCGATCTTTTAGACTCGGCGTTGCTCGACCTCACGCTGGCTCGCCTCACCCAGGACGCCGCTGGAGCCCGTAGGGCGAAGGCGCGGGTCATCCTGGCCAGGCAGGGCGTTCGGACCGCCAGCGTGGCGCTGAGCGGCTCTGAGACGGTGTTCCTGCCCATGCCCGCTGTGGCGGTGACGGCGTGAAGCGTTGTCTAGAGTGCTCAAGCGAGATGAGTGATGGTGAGTCCTACGAAGGGGACGAGAGATTCTGTAGTTTCGACTGTTTCGACATCGCCCAAGTGCGGATCTGGTCGAAGGGTTATATCTGGTCGAAGGGGAGAGGTGACGGCGTGAAGCGCTGTCCGGACTGCGGCGCCGTCGCCGGCCAGCTCGACCCGATCATGCACGGTTCACAGTGCGGCTGGGACGACGAGATCCGGCAGGATCGTTAGAGTGATGAGTGAGTATAGAAAACGTGCCGTTCTTTGTCTTTTCGCATCTGTTCTTATCGTGATGGTCTCATCCATTATGTCCTTTAGCGGGCTACACATAGCAGGAATAGCCCTGGGATCGTTCTCTCTTGGGGTATTAGTTGCTTCGGTAGTAGTGGGTAAGCTACTAGGGGGACCTAATGAGTGACGATCCCGTCACTACCGGTCTATTGCACCAGTTGGCGGTCAAGTCCTGGGAGGCAGTCGGGAGCGTGGACATCGAGGAACGTACGTTCCTCGATGACCTGGGGTTGCTTCAGGGCGCCGCGTTGGTGGCGCAGGTCAAGGAAGACCAAAGGTCTTTAGCTGCGGTCTTGCTCCAACTGGTCGATATGTGCAGGCGTCACCGGATTGACCTCGACACCGATGTCGAGCAGGAGTTAGCGGAACGTCGAGCAGCTTGGTTGGTGTCTGATGAGTGATGACGTCCTGCCCGGCTCGTGGAAGAGATCGGGAGAGTGGTGAGTAATCAAATGATTGTCTATACAATGCGTTGCCGAACCGGAGAGATAGGGAGGCATCGGAAGAGATATCTATCTAGCAGAGAGCGTATATGGTCAGACAGGGAGATATGGGACCAAAAAGATTGCGGTCCTCATACTGCACTTCGATCGTATGTCACCATAGGTGATTGGGAGGAGGTCGACGAGTCGACAGAACCGGATATTGATCCTGACGAAGTTATCAGGCTCGGCGCTTTACGGTATGACTGCCCTAGGTGCGGGGCTGGTCCACAATGGCCGTGTATTAACCTAGCCGAGAGGTCGAGTGGTCGAATCGTCGCCAATATGTGGCCGCACTCTGAGCGGATAATCTCGTGGAAGACAGGTAAGTGACCACTGACCTTGACGACCTGCTCGGCCAGTTGCGGACCCTCGCCGGCCGGGCAGGCAGCGACGCTGAGGTCAAGATGGTCATCAGCCGGATCTCCAAGTTGACGAGGTCGTACCAGCGCGTCCCGTCGAGCCCGGCCGAGCAGGCGCAGGAGCTTGACTCGGGGTATCAACTCCGCCCGCACATCACCTACCTGTCCGACCGGATCGCGGCGGCTGTGCGCGACGTCGAGGCCGGGCAGAATAGGTTCCTAGTCGTGTCGCTCCCGCCTCGAGCTGGGAAGTCGACACTACTCAGCGTCTATTCGGTGGTGTGGCTTCTTCGGCGCCACCCCGACTGGAAGATCGTCAGCGCGAGCCACGATGATTCGCTCGCTATCGGTTGGGCGCGGCAGGCACGGCGCATCATCGAAGAGAACCCGGACCTTGGCGTCCAACTCCAGAAGGACGGCGGCGCGGCCGGCGCCTGGAGTACCATCGAGGGCGGTGGGCTGTTCTCCACGTCGGTGCGGAAGTCTTTACTCGGCCGCGGCGCTAGAACGTTATGGATCGACGACCCATTGAAAGACTTCGTCGAGGCTCACTCACCTGTCGTTCGTCAGTCGTTATGGGACTGGTGGCTCAGCGTCGCGCAGACGCGGCTCGAGCCTCCTTATCTCGTTGGGATCATCTCGAGCCGATGGAACCAGGATGACCTCACGGGAAGATTGCTCAGCGATGAGTTCGAGGGCGATCCGGCAGAGTGGGAAGAAATCAATATCCCCGCGATCGCCGAGTCAGGTGACGTCATCGGACGGCTCGAGGGCGATCCGCTGTTCTCGCCATTAATTACCGAGACGCGGGAAGCGGCGCTCGAGCGCTGGGATAAGCTACGCCGCGGAGTCGGTTCCTATGTCTGGGCCGCGATGTTCCAGGGACGGCCGAGTCCGTCGACAGGCTCGATCTTCGACACGTCGTGGTGGCGATACTGGACGAGCGACCCGGCGCGGGCCACCGATGACGGCAGGGTCGTCTATTTGGAGCCTGAGAGGCTGACCGGCGCATCGTGGCTCGATAGCTGGGACTGCGCGTTCAAGGGCACTGCTGATTCGGACTGGGTCGTCGGACAGCGCTGGGTGCGCTCGGGCGCTAACCGCTACCTCGTCGCGCAGAAGCGCGGACGGTGGACGTTTACGGCCACGATCGAGCAGATGCTCGATTGGGCAGATCCGTCGTCGTTCTGCGGGGGCCTCGTGCATCGCCGGCTGATCGAGGACAAGGCGAACGGAACCGCGATCATCGACGTGCTGCGGGAGAAGATCGCCGGACTCAAGCCGGTCAATCCGACGATCAGCAAAGAGGCTCGCTACCGCGCCGTCACGCCCGAGATCGAGTCCGGGAACGTCTATTTGCCGCACCCGAGCGAAGCGCCCTGGGTGAACGACCTGCTGAGCGAGCTGCGCGACGCACCGCGCGGGAGTCATGACGATCAAGCTGACGCGCTCGCCCAGGCCCTCGCCGGTCTGCGCGACGTCGGTCGCGGATCTGTTGCAGCTCCCGGCCGGCGCCTCGTCGTCGTCGGCCCGAATCACCCTCAAGTTCCTGGCGCGAGCCTCTTCCGTAGGCAGGGATAGCGGCGTAAAGAATCTTCGTTCCGATCGGCGCCTTCTCGGCTCATCTGTGCTAGACTAAAGGCACAAGCCAACGAGGAGCACACCGTGAGCGTTATCGGATCGATCGGAACCTGCAAGGCCGGTCACGTGTTCCGCGTCGACGCTCTTGTCACCTACCCGATGTCCCCCGAGTCTCCGTACATCTACTGCCCCGAGTGTGCTCCGGTGATGACAAGCTACGCGGGTCTGGTGTACTCAAAGATCAAGTGGCACCTTATCAAGGGCCGTAACTCCAAGACCGTCTGCGACAGCGCGTGCACCTCAGCCAAGGGCGAAAAGTGCATCTGCGCGTGCTCCGGAACGAATCATGGAATCGATTATGGCCGCTTCTGAGTATCTGTGCTAGACTCAGAGCACACAAGGACGAGGGAGCACAGATTATGAACACCAAGACCGGGCAGAGTGACTACCGCAGGCTCAAGGTGACGATCGTGCTGGAGATTGTTCCGGGCGCTACTGACGAAGACCTTATGGATTCGCTCGCCAGTGAAGCGGAGAAGCTTCCCGGAGTTCTCGCCGCTTGGACCGTATCACGGTGATGGAGACACTTTAACCAGTAGGGGAGAGAATCGTGGGAAGTATTCGGGCAGGAATCACAGGGACTCGGAACGGCGGCACCCCCGAACAGTACGGCAAACTTGCTGAGATGTTCCGACGCATAAGCATATCGGAATTTCATCATGGGGACTGTAAGGGTGTCGACGCTACGTCTGCAAGATTGGTGCGCGCACTACGACCCATTACTAAGATCATTAGTCATCCCCCGATAAATCCGACCTATCGAGCTTTTACTACGGGTGACCTAGTACACGAGCCTAAAGAGTACTTAGCTCGGAATCTTGATATCGTCAACTCAATCGATCTGCTGCTTGCAGTCCCAGAAACTACCGAGACCGAAAAGAGTGGAACATGGATAACAGTTAGATACGCCCGCGAAAAGGGTCTACCTATAATCATCATTCAGACATACGGTCAGGTTACACGAGAGAACCAATAGGTCCGGGAAGGTTGTGGCGTGCTAGACTAATAGCACAAGCCAACGAAGGAGCACACGCCATGAGCGCACAGTACGAGGTCATCGGCTGCAACGATGAGCAGACGACGTGCGACCACTGCGGCCGACAAGGTCTGAAGCGCACTGTGATCCTCCGCTCGCTCGACGACGGCGAGGTCGTACGGTTCGGCTCGGACTGCGCGCTCCGTGCGGCAGCCGTCCCCGGCGTCCAGACGAAGTCGCAGTTGGACCGGAAGGTCTACGCCGCGCAGGTCGAGACTGAGCAGATCAGTTCTCGGTACGGGCAGGCCGTCGCGGTCCTCGCCGATCCGGAACGGATCGCGCGGAACTGGGCGGTCAGGGTCAACTCCCCGTTCTGGAACGCGGTCTGGACGCTCGACGATGAGCGTTGCTACTGGACGCAGGCACGCGACAACGCTGCGGACGAACTGGCAGGACGGTCATGACCGATCAACTGTGTCTTGAATGTAACCATGATGTTGCGAGACATGCTGCCTTCGGCTGTCTTTATAGGGATAACAACGGCCTGTGCTTCTGCAACATCACGTGGGCGGAGGCTGTAAAGGCTACCGGGACAGATGATTATGATCTGGACCTCGTCGAGCGGGTGGCGTGGACCATCGTCGACGATCCTGAGCGAGCCGAGCTGGATGGGTCATGGCTCGACGATGCCAGGCGAGTCCTAGATCTACTCGTCGCGGAAGGTCGTCTCTGCGAGCCGTAAAGAATCTTCGTTCTAGTCGGCGCTGCCCCAGCTCATCTGTGCTACAGTTAGAGCACAAGGTCCGGACCACGAGCCGCCGCTACACCGAGGCACTCGGGTCCGGGCCATTACCAAGCAAGGAGTCGACATGGACGCCAAGATTCACGTCAGCCGGCCGATGGACTCGGTGTGGACGTGCCTGCTCTGCGGCGAGACCTTCGCCACGCAGCGAGACGCGAACACCCACGAGCTGAGCGACATCTCGTCGTGGCTCCCGACCTGGAGTAACTGATCATGTCTGACGCGACCCGCACGCTTCTCGCTTCGATCTACGGTGAGTCCCGCTGGGACACGCCGCGTCCCGGACACGTCACCGTCGGCACGTGCGGTGACCACGAAGGCATCACTGAGCAGGAGGCGTAAGGCGTGAATCTAACCCGCACCCGCGATGATGGCCCGGTCATCGCGTATCAGAACGTGACGATCCGGGACGCCGGCAAGATGGTCGCGTGGTGCGCCGCCGATAACCTTGGCTGGTCGCAGCGCCGGGCGACGAATGAGGGAGTGAAGGCGGAACGGGCCTTCACAGCCGGCGAGCCCTATGTCCTCGGCCGATACACGTTCGTCATTTCCTAACCGAAAGAAGAGAGAGAGAGAGAGTAATGCACCAGGACACAGCAGAGCACCGGGCACGTTTCGTCTACGAGACCCTGCGGACCCGCGCGGTGGAGACGGGCGCACCGATCGTCCCCGAACCGTGGGAGGAGCGGGACGAGGTTCGCCGGGCAGCGTTCACGGAGACGGTCAACAAGCGGTGCGATGAGAAGGGACCGCGCACGCCGCAGGAGTCGCACGAGGAATGGGTCGCCGCCGTCGCCGCTGAGGGCTGGACGTACGGCCCTGTCCGTGACGTCGAGAACAAGACACATCCGAACATGGTTGCGTGGATCTACCTGGACCCGGCCGAGCAGGCGAAGGACATCGCGTTCATGAACGTCTGTGAGCTGGCCCGACTGTTCCACTCCGGGCGCTAGGCTGACCGGCATGGACTACGATGCGCATCGCTTAGTTCCGGAGAGTCTGGCCGGGCGTGTGACCTGTGATGAGTGCGGCGGCGCCGTTGAGAGTCTGGACACGCATATCGAGGACCCGCCACTCCCTCCACCGTCGGACTTCTATTTCCGGGCGAATCCGGTGGTGACGGAGACGCTGCACCCTTGCGGGCACAGTAGCGGCTACACGCAGGACGAAACGTGAAGCCGACCGCCGATAACAGCCCCGTCGTCGTGATCCCATACGTGTATTGGGTCGAGACCGGACACCCGTACATGGAGGTATCGGCAGCTCTCGGCGGTGAGTTGCTGAAGGACAGGCAGCGGGTCGAGGGCTGGGGAGCGCTGGTGATCAAGACCGATGACACCGTAGCGATCGAAGGATCGTATGAGGACCTGGACGCGCTGCTGACCGTGCTGCGGAAGCAATTGGACGACCTGAGAGAGAAGGCCGCGGAGTGAAGCCGACTGATGTGGCGCTGGTCCTCGGGGCGACGATGCGCCTGACCCGGTTCGTCGTCGTTGATGACCTTGGGCAGTGGATGATTCGTGATCCGATCGACAAGGTGCTGCACGAGCACGAGAGTCTGACCCCATATCACAAGTACCAGTCGATGCTCGTGTGCCCGTGGTGTGTCGGCACTCACGTTGGCTGGCTGGTGCTCGGCAGTTACGTGCTCACCGGCCGGTCGAAGCGGGCACGCGGTGCCTGGCGGTTCGGAGCTGGTGTTCTCACGCTGAACTACGTCGCTGCGCAGCTCGGTATTCGACTCGGCGACGTCTCATCTGATTGAATAGAACTCCCACAACCGGAAGAGAGAACAGCATGGCACAGGAAACGATCGTCCGACTCACCGACGACATCGACGGCTCGGAAGCGGCCGAGTCCGTCACCTTCGGTCTCGACGGCGTCACGTACTCCATCGACCTGTCGAACAAGAACGCCTCGGATCTGCGCGAGCAGCTCGCGGTATGGGTCGAGCACGCTCGGAAGGTGTCCGGCCGGGCCAAGGCCAAGCAGAACGGCAGCAACGGCGCTTCTCACCCCGACCTGCCGACCGTGCGGGCCTGGGCGAAGGCGCAGGGATTCGAGGTCAGCGAGCGGGGCCGCATCGCCAAGGAGGTCCTTGAGGCGTTCGCCGCCGCCAACTGAAAGCCGCCCTTCCCTGCACTGTCGAGGGGAGGGAGCAGAACCGCTCATCCTTGCACTGTCGGAGGGTGGGCGGTTCTTGCATGTCCGGTCGCCAGTAGACCTGCTCGCTACCATGACTGCGTGACCTCTGTCGAACGGCTCCGCCCACTCGGATCATTGCGTGCCAGCGCACAGCGCCTTACCTCGCGCAGCATCGGGCGGGCCAACGTCGCTACCGGCTGGCAGGATGACGCCTGGACCCTGTTCGACGAGGTCGGTGAGCTGCACTTCCTCGCCACGACGCTGGCCGGCCGAGGTGGCAGTGCCCGGATCTACGTCGGTGAGATCGGCGACGATCCGACCGAGGCGCCGACGCCCGTCGATGACCCGAACATCTCCGGCGTGCTCGACGCGATCGGGGACAGCTCCAACGCCAGGACGCAGATGGTCGTGCGGCTCCTGGTCAACCTGTTCATCGCCGGTGGCGGCTGGCTGGTCGGCGTCCCGCGCTGGAAGCTACCGGCGAGCCTGCTCCCGGAGGAGCCGGACCCGATGGCACCGCAGGACGAAACCCTCGAATGGCGGATGCTGTCGGTCCATGAGGTTGTCGGCAGCAGTAATGGCAACGTCACGCTGTGGTTCGGCCCCACCGAGGCCGACAAGGTCATTATCAAGGACCCGAAGGACGCCTTTCTGATCAAGGTATGGCGTCCGCATCCCCAGAAATGGTGGGATGCGGACAGCCCCACGAGGGCAGTCCTGCCGATCCTGCGCGAGCTGGTCGCGTTGACGAAGTTCGTCTCTTCACAGACCGATTCCCGGCTGATCGGGGCCGGTGCCATCATCTTCCCCGAGTCGGCATCACGTGCGCTGCGGGTCGCGGCCGGGCTCGGTGAGGACGATCCGACCGACCCACTCATCGAAGCCTTCATCGAGACCGCCGCGGAGGCGATCAGGAATCAGGACTCCGCTGCGGCGAAAGTGCCGATTGCCCTCAACCTACCCGATGAGTCGTGTGCGCTGGTCCGTCATCTATCCTTCGCGACCCCTCTCGATAAGGAGGCAATGCCGCTCCGTGAGGAGGCGATTCGCCGGCTCGCGCTCGGCCTGGACGCGCCGCCCGAGGTCCTCCTAGGCAGTGGAAACATCAACCATTGGGGCGGCTGGCTCGTCGACGAGCAGGTCGTCACGACCCACCTCGCCCCACCACTCGCGCTGATCTGCGACGCGCTGACGACGCAGTACTTGTGGCCGGTCCTCGTCCAGCAGGGCAAGACGGAGGAAGAGGCGCGCCGGTTCGTCATCTGGTTCGACGTCTCCGACCTCATCATCCGGCCGAGCCATTCCCAGGACGCCTTCGCGCTGCACGCCGTCGGTGCGATCAGTGATGAAGCTCTGCGGAACGCCACCGGCTTCGACGACACGGACAAGCCCGAAGAGGACGACCTCGACCTGCCGCTTGAGGTGACGATGGCGATTGAACTGGTGAAGGGTCAGCCGGCGCTCGCTGCTAACCCCGGACTGCCCGGCCTGGTCGCGCAGTTCCGTGCGGTGCTGCACGGTGACATCCCGATCGTCGAGACGCCGGTTGCGCAGATCCCGGAGAAGAACGGGCAGCCGCAGAGCAAGGCGCCCGCGATCGGGCCGAAGCCGATCGCCGTCGGTGCTCCGTCGCTCATCCCGCAGACCGACCAGAACCCGCCGGCCGCTCCGACTGCGGCAGCGATGGAGCCGGTCCGGTGAAGTATCTGGAGACGATCGACGCGCCGATCGGAGAGCCGCAGGACTACCCCGGTAATGCGCGGGTGCATGACGATGACTGGCTGGACCGGACGACCGCGCCGGGACAGCACCAATCGATCCTTGTGCGGCGGCTGGACGGCGGCACGCTCCAGATCCTCGGAGGCCACGGGACGCGCTCAGCGCTGCGCCGTAGCGGCCGGACAACCGTTCGGTGTGAGGTGATGGAATGCACCGACGAAGAAGCGCTGCAAGCCAATCTCTCGCTGAATCCTCCACCGGGGATCGGTGGGTTCGACGATGTCGCCCTGCGCGAGTTGCTCGTGAAGGCTGATGATTATGGCGTCTTGGAATCGGCGGGCTGGGACAAGGATCTGATCGAGGCGCTCGGTTCGGAGCCGGTCCTGCCCGCGCTCGACGAACCGGATACCGAAGAGGATGACGGCGACGAGGGACAGCCGCCCGATGAGGTGCTGGTCCCGCTCCCGCCGGAAGAGTATGACCGGGAACGGCCGAGCGTGTTCTACGCCGACCAGGACGTGACGATCTGGTACGCCGACGCGCTGGCACTTCCCGTCGAGTCCGAGACGGTAGACCTCGTCGTCACCAGCCCGCCGTATTTCGGTTTGCGGAGTTACCAGGATCACGGGGAGCATTACGGCGGGCAGATCGGCAGCGAGGCGACGCCGACCGAGTTCGTCGACGCGCTGATTGTGGCAACGCGAGAAATGGTCCGGGTACTCAAGCCGAGTGGATCAATCTGGATAAATTTGGGCGATAAGTACAGTGGTGGTAATACTACTCGTCGAGGTACTCACGGTGGAGATGCGTCACAGCCAGACGTATTACCCAACTTACGCCGTGTAGCAGGTTTTCCACAGAAGTCACTCATCGGCGTTCCGTGGCGCTATGCCCTGCGTTGCATCGACGAACTCGGGCTCATCCTCCGCGCCGAAGTAATCTGGTCGAAGCCGAACGGATTACCGGAATCAGTCACGGATAGGGTGCGCCGTTCTCACGAACAATGGTTTCATTTCACGCGCGAGCCGCACTATTTCTCGGCGATCGACGAGATCCGGGAAGCGCACCATGACAATGCAGGCCCGCCGAGCAGGTTCGGAAATACCGGCGCGATGGGTGGGAACAAGGGAGGGCTGAAACACGACCCTGCCGGAATGGCGCGAGGAGACTTCGAGAAAGCCGAAGGTGGGCGCCAGTACAACCCCCTCGGCAAGCTGCCCGGCTCCGTCTGGACGATCCCGACGCAGCCGCTCACCGTCCCGGACAGTCTCGGCATTGATCATTTCGCAGCGTTTCCGATGGCCTTCCCGTCCCGCATCATCAGGGGTTGGTCGCCGTCCGGGATCTGCACCGTCTGCAACGAGGGACGCCGGCCGGTGGTGGAGAAAGGGATCACACCGACGCAGCGCACCAACGGATCGGATAAGTGGTTCGGTTCACTGCCTGACGGGACGACCCGCGTCCGTGCAGACGGGGAGCGCGGCGTAACGGCAGCCACCATCACCGGCGAGTCCTGCGCCTGCCCCCAGCCGACCGCACCGACCCGCCCGGCCGTCATTCTCGATCCGTTCGGCGGGACGGGTACGGTCGCCACCGTCGCTAAGGTGTTCGGTCGGCAGGCGATTCACGTCGACCTGTCGATCGACTACTGCCGGATTGCCGAGTGGAGAGTCAACGACCCGGCGCAACTGGCCCGAGCGGAGAGAAAATGACCGATGACGAACCGGAAACGAGTTACGGGCGAATTCATGTTCTGATCCAGGGCGGTAAGAAGCTCGACGACAACGAGGAGCCATCGTGAGACTGCTCTACTCGATTCTGTATATTGCGGCAGCGGTGTGTTTCCTGTTCGCCGCGTTCGGCGCTAACCTCTGGGGCACTGCGGCGGCAGCGGATGGCACGACCCGCACCGTCCGGTTCGGGGTGAACCTTGTTGCGCTCGGGCTGTTCTTCTGGGTGCTCGTGCCGACGATTATCCTGCTCAAGGCGTGATCGGGTGGACATTCCTAGTCAATGCCCGGTGTGTGGTGCATACTCGCTTTCCACCGATGGACAATACTCCATGCTTCTCGGCGTGTGTGATATTTTAACTATCAATGCGCTGGAGAAATTAGGGAATTACATTGTCCGGGCTGATCGAAGCCGTTACGGTATCATCGGGGCGACTCCTCGTTATCTCGCGCACACGCTGCCTGTCGGCGTTCCCCCCGAGCGGAAGTGGAAGGCTGACGATGCGATGGTCGACAAGGCGCTGCATAGCGCCTGGAATGTCGTCCCCCGGATCGTCGACGTCTACGGCTTCCGCGACGTCACACCAGGGCAGATCACGAGAGTCCTGGACAGCTATGTCCACGACCTCGCCGTGACGCACACCGCGCATGACCTCTACGACGAGGCGGACGGCCTGGCCTACCGGCTCCGCTCGATCGGACTCCCCGTGTTCCTCCACCAGCCGAGGGAGAATCATGCCGAAGCGCTCTGACTTGACTGCGGAGCAGCGCCGGGCCGTCGAGGCCCGGACGGCGCTGGAGGAACGGCTGACAGTCATCATGCTCCGCGAGCTGCGGGTGTTCCTGCGCGGCGTCGAGAGGGACGCGACGACGGCGCTGGCATCTCCGGTCGTCCTCGCCGGCGGTATCCCGTCACCGTTCACCCTGGGCAGCGTCCTGGGCCGTTGGGGCGTCACGTCGGCGCGGGTCGTCGCCGAGCTGGCAACAGAGGTAGCGACGCTGAGCCCCGGCTACTTGGAGTCGGCACGGTGGAGGCTGCTTCATTCGGAGTTGCCCGAGAAGGTCTACACCAGCACGCGAGCGGTCCTGTCCTCTGCGGTCGAGGCGGGCTGGAGCAGGACCGAGACGACGACGCGGCTCACGGACGCGCTGAGCATGGGCACGGGCTCGGTCGAGCAGACCGGCGCCAGCGTCATCGAGTCGACTGGCCGGAACTGGGCGAGCATCGCCGAAATGCACGCGCGGACCGAGGCAACCGCAGCGTTCAACTACGGAGAAGAGTCGACGATCGCAGAATCGGGGCTGCAATTCCAGGAGTGGGTTGCGGTTATCGATACCCACACAAGATCATCCCATTTAGACGCTGATGGGCAGATCGTGCCGGTCGGAGAACCATTCAACGTCGGCGGAGAAATGCTGATGTATCCAGGCGATCCGTCTGGATCATATGAGGAGACGTCGAATTGTCGGTGCAGTGTTATTGGAAGTATCGATGAGTAACGGAAGAATCGTCCTTCTTATTCTTATCGGAATGTTTCTATGTGGCTATATCGCCATTCATCTGGGCGACGCGACGACACCGCGACCCGTGCCGGTTGTGACGAGGACACGGTGATCTGATCTCGTTCTAGCCTGGCGCGGTACGCTGGGTGCTGATCCGGGTGGTCTGGCGGAGGCTCGCGCCTTCCTTGGTAGGGCCGCACCTCGTCTCTCGACGAGGAGTGCCCCATGACCATTACTGACAACCTGACCACCTGGACCACGTCGGCGCCGTGTGCGCCGTGCCAGGCGAGACAGAAGCACAGCTCCGCGGCTGGCCCTCTCTCTCCGGTCGCGGGACCGATCACACCGGCTACCGGCGGTTCTCCGGCGGGTGCACGCTGGGCCGGTGTGATCGGGGTCGAAGGTCAAGTAACCGGCGATGGTCGGATCATCGAGCCGAATGCGTTGCGTTGGGAAGTGCCGATCCCGCTGCGCTACGTCCAGGCCGATCAGGGCGCGCACGACGGCGCGGAGGTCGTCGGACAGATCGACTCGATCAGTCGCGGGCCGGGAGGGCAGATCCTCGGAGCGGGCACGTTCGACACCGGCGGTCCGACCGGCATCGAGGCCATGCGGCAGGTCTCCGAAGGCCTGACCACCGGAATCAGCATGGATCTCGACGATCATAGCTTCGAGGTCCGCGTACCGGCCGAGATGCTCAACGGGGAAGGCATGGCCTTGCCGCCTCCGGGCGCGGACGGCAGGATCACCGTCGCTGAAGGCAGTGCCGCCGACGAACTGCTCGTGACCACCTCCGCGCGGATCAGGGCGGCAACGATCGTGGCTCTGCCGGCATTCTCGGAGGCTGTGATCCACATGGCAGCGATGGTTCCCGGGATGTCTCCCTCCGGATCTCCGTGCAGTTGCGACCCGACCGCGCCTGACTACGACGAGGCCTGCGTCTGCGGCGACGGCGCGCCCATGCCTGGTGGTATGTCCCTGGCGACGGCGCCGCCGCTCGTGCCCGGTGAGGCTCCCGCGATGCCCGGTCAGATGCCGTGCAGTTGCAATCCGACTGATCCGAACTTCAGCCCGGCGTGCACGATGGACGACGGCGACGAAGACGTGATCGAGGTCGAGGTGTCGGTGCCGGTCGAATCCGACGACGTCACGACGCTGCCGGACGGCACACCGTGCTCGACGGACCCGAACGCGCCTGATTATGATCCGGCCTGCGTCGAGGATGAGGACGAAGTCGAGGTGCACGTTGAGGTGCCGCTGGCTGCGGTCACGGCCGGCGCCGCGCCGATGGAGCCGCCCGCCGCGTGGTTCTCTGCCCCGAAGCTTTCTGGTCCGACTCCGCTCACCGTGACCGAGCAAGGACAGATCTACGGGCACCTCGCGCAGTGGGGAACCTGCCACATTTCACATACGCACAATGGCTGCGTGACGCCGCCGCATTCGAGCGCCGGCTACGCCTACTTCCGAACTGGCTCGATCGTCACCGCGGAAGGCTCGGAGATCCCGGTCGGGCACGTCACGCTCGACACGCGCCACGCCGGCGAGCGTCTGAGTGCGTCCGCCGCTGCCGCGCATTATGAGGACACGGGCAGCGTCGTCGCCGATGTCGCGGCGGGCGAAGATCAGTTCGGGATCTGGGTGGCCGGCGCGGTGCGGCCCGGCGTGAGCGCCGCGCAGGTTCGTGCGCTGCGCGCGGCGCCGCTGTCCGGTGACTGGCGCCGGATCGGCTCCAGCCTGGAGCTGGTCGCCGCACTGAGCGTGAACGTGCCTGGCTTCCCGGTTCCGAGGCCGAAGGGATTGGTTGCTGGTGGAGTCGTCCGGTCGCTGGTCGCCTCGGGCATGGTGGCGCCGAAGAAGCCCGAGACGCTGTCCGATGACGACCTTCGCTATCTGCGCCGGCTGGTCGAGCGGGAGCGCCGCGAAGAGGCGACGCTGCTCGCGTCCGGCACGTTGAGCGCCGCAGAGGTCTTGGCTCGGCGGGTCAGGGCGACGACACTGTCCCTGCGGGCACACCGTCCGTTGGAGGGCTGATGCTCAAGAGACTCGCCGCGGTGCTCGCCGCAACGGCGCTGGTCCTTACCGCCGCGCCGAGTGCGGGTGCGGCGACGGTATGGCAGCCGAAGCCGGGCACGTCCTGGCAGTGGCAGATCACCGGCAAGGTCGATCCGTCCCTGCCGGTCGCCATGTACGACATCGATCTGTTCGACGCCCAGCCCGTCGCGTCCAGCTACGTCGTGACCGGGTTCGGCACGGTGAAGGTCCCGAAGGGCGAGAACGCCGGGGTTATCGCCACGCTGCACAGCGCCGGCAAGGTCGTCGTCTGCTATCTCGACACCGGCGCGTGGGAAAACTACCGGCCCGACAAGTCGCTGTTCCCGTCCTCGGTCGTCGGACGGAGCACCGGCTGGTCCGGGGAGAAGTGGCTCGACATCCGTCGCGCCGCGTGGCCGAAGTTCGAGCCTCTCATTGCCGCCCGGCTCGATCTGGCGAAGCGCTCGGGATGCGACGGCGTCGAGCCCGACCAGAACAACCCGATCGGCAACCGGCCCGGATTCACGATCACGAAGGCCGATCAGAAGACGTGGTACCTGGAGGTCGCGCGCCTCGCGCACGACCGCGGGCTGTCCGTTGGGCAGAAGAACGGCATCGAGACGACAGACGCTGATACCGTCGCTGCCTTCGACTGGAACCTGAACGAGGAGTGCAACACCTACGATGAGTGTGACGTGCTGAAGAAGTTCATCGCGGCCGGCAAGGCGGTGTTCCAAGTCGAGTACACCGACGAGGGCGCGACGTTCGTCAACATCTGCCCGGCCGACAACGCCGCGAACTTCGACGGCCTGCTCAAGACTCTTGATCTCGACGCCACGCGTCGAGCCTGCCGATAGAGGAGTTGATCTAGTTGGGCTGTGGCTGCGGACAGAAGAAAGATCCGCCCCCGGAGAAAGTGAGTACGGGCGGGACTGCGACGTTCTCGCTTAGGCTCGATACTGCCGGTCGGCACGACCAGGTGTTCGGCTCCCGGTTGGAGGCCGAGGCGGCCCGCGTAAGGCAAGGCGCCGGTCGCGTCGTGTCTTCGCTGCCAGGTCGAGGCGGTTCGGCGGTCTGACGTATTCCCTCAGCGGCGCCACGTTGAGGGAGTCGCGCAGGCGATGCCAATCGTCCCCACCGAGGTGGCCATGCGCGTGGAATGCCTTGTCCACGATGGCGCTAGCCTGGACGAGGCGCAGACGAAGATCCATGTACTGCCCGAGGAAATCCTGGTGCTCAGGACTGATGGGAACGATGGTCACGTTCCCAGCCTGCGCCTGACCTCCATGTCCTGACTAGGCATCTTGAGAGAGGGATCACTGTCATGCCAGAGATGACCTACAGGGCATCCGAGGTCGATCGGATCGTGACCGAGGCGATGGCCGCGGGCGAGCGAGCCAGCGCCGGCCGGGACCGGACCATCACCGAGCGGATCGACAATCTCGCCGAAGCCGTCGCCTGCCTGGCCGAACGGATCGAGGAACTGGAGATGGACTAGGCTTGACATCACAGCACCGACGCTGTATGGTTAAGGCATGATGACGACGACGAGAACCGCCACCACCACCCGTGAGATTCTCTTCAGCGACGAATCCGACACTCGCAACCTTCGCTGGTTCCCGGCCGGGACCGAGGTCTACGTGATGCGCACGTACCTGTCCGGCCTGCTCATCGTTCGTGTCCCCGGCTCCCTGTGGACGCAGGAGGTCTACCTGTCAGCGATCGAGCCGTGCTGACCATCGAGCAGGCGGCGACCCGTGCCGGGATCGCCGCCTCCACCTGGAGGTCGTACGTCTCCCGCGGGCAGGCGCCGCAGGAGGATGGCCGGGACGAGTGGGGTCACCGTCGCTGGAACGAATCGACGGTGGACCACTGGATCAACAACCGGCCCGGTCGTGGTGCTCGTAAGAATCTTCAGTGGCACCGGGATAAGGCTTGACGTCACAGCACTGACGCTGTATGGTTAAGGCATGACAACGACAACGACAACGACCCACCGCCACAGCTTCACCCTCCCGAACGGCACATCCGCTACCCGCAACAGTGCGAACCGGATCTATACGCACGCGGTGCTGGCCGACGAGACTCGCTGCGATGGTCGCCCGACCAGCGGCGCCGAGATCTACGTGAAGTCGTGGCACGGATCGCTTGAGGCAGCCGAGAAAGCAGCCTCATCAGCTACATCGATCTACGCGAAGCATGGGTGGACCGGAATCGTGTTCACCGTCGTTCCAGTCACCGTCCGTTGAGCCACTAGGGAGATCGGCCCCTTCGGGGGCCTTTTTCTTGTCTTCAGTGGCACCGGCAGAGCGGCACGGAGACGGATCGTCCCGAGGTGTAGAACCCGCGGGACACCCAGGACTGATCGGGCAGGCCGTGAGGGCACCGCGCGTGCCACATGATGATCGGCCCCGGTTCGCTCTTGAGGTTGAACAACTCGTCCCGGAAGTCGGTCATTTCGGGTCCGGGGAGAACTTCAGGCACGGACACTGACCCTCACAGACTTCTAAGAGGGACGCGGGGCTCTGACCCGACGTGCACCTATAGGCTCTGCCGTTGTGAAGTTTACGAATATGTCCGCATGAGTCGCAGACGTCGAGATAGTAAGGCGCCCGGGCCCAGCCCGCCGCAATTTCCAGCGCACGGATCGGAAGCAATTCCTCTTGCGAGATGAACCCTGATCCCCAATCCATCGAGTCTCCGAGCAGGTCGTACAGCGCCTTGACCCCGTCGGTGACGTCTGCCGTCGTCCCGTCGTCCCGCTCTACTGTGAACTTCATCGCAGCCGCACCTTCGCCGCCACGCCGCCGGTGCAATATACCGGATAGCCGGTGCAGTTCATCGTGTACCACCGATACGTGACGGGGCTCCAGGCGGACACGCTCGGCCCGCCCATCGTGGCGTAAGCATCGGCGACGTTCAGCGCGAACGGGCACGATGTCGATCCGAGGACGCTGACGCGGTAGCCGTCGATCGTGCCGCAATAGGTCTCGGCGAGCACCTTCGGCTTCGGTGCTGCTTTCGTCACCGTTGCCGTCACGGTCGGCGTAGGTTTCGGCGTGACCGAGATGGTCACTGTCGGCGTAGGAGTCGGCGTCACAGTGACGATCGTCGCGGTCGGCGCCGGCCGGAACGGCAGGGAGCTGCAAGCGGACAGGACCAACGCCGCTAGGACCATCGCGGGCAATTTCCAACCCTGTCGCTTCACGTCGCGCTCATCTTCTGTAGGATCTCGGCCGGAGTCTCTCGGACCCAAAAGAACGATCTGTGGTCGGCATCCGGAGTGGTATACATGATCTCTGTCCCTGCGGACATGACTATGAAACTCCGAACCTGATCCATATTGACCCAGATTGATTCCTTGTCTTCTGTCGTCAGTTCGATAAACGTACTCACGTAGCGCTCCACGCCTGATTGCGCTGTGGCTTGCACGCTGACCGGATCGAGGATTCAGATGCGCCGAGACCTCGGAGATCTTTCGGCGCTCCGTCGATCGATCGAATGATTGTCTCCAGGTACCGCATGATCTGGGGGATAGTCATCCCTCCCGCGTACAGACTGACGATCAGGACGTCGCGCGCGGCAGCCGCCTGCTCGACGCTCTTATGTGCGTCGAGCAGGCGGACAAACGCGGCGCGGATCGTCGCATCCCGGCCGTTGGTGGTCGTCGTCACTTGATCTCCCAGGTCGCAGTTGCGGTGTCTGTACTGAACTGCACCCGCGCCAGGACGGCGCCGGTCGGAACGATGTACGTCACGTACCCGCGGGTACGTGCGCCAGGAGGAAGGTCGTCGGACGACAGGATCTCCCCGGCGTTCGAGAAGGCGTAGGCGCGCCCGTAGTCCTGCCCGTCAATGTCAAGGACGCTTGTCACCGGGAGGTCGATCGGATAGGTGACCGCGCCGACGTTGACGAGCTGGAAGAGAACGGCGGCGTAGCGCGTGCCGGGCTCGGCAGGGTTCGTCATCGAGTCAGGCTGCGTCGAAGAAAGTACCTTGACGGGAGTGACGGAAATCTCCGCGCCGGCCGATGTGCGCAACGTGATTGCCCGGCCGATGACGGGAGTCGTCATCGGCGGCGCAGCAGCAGCCGTTCCGCCACATCCCGCGAGAGACAGCGCAGCAGCAACGGCGGTGATGCCGAGTGTCACGCGGCGGATCGTGTTCATCGGTTCCTCCGACGGTCCCGTGCGTAGGACGCGATAGTTACGAGGACAAGGAGAGACCAGAAGGCACCTAGTGTGATCTTCGCCCATCTTGGCGCGTCCCCGTATACAAGGACGATCGCTCCTGCGAGCAGTGCAGACCAACAGAGCACTGTTTGAGGCGAGGGAATGATTGCCCGGCGAATGGTCATGCGGATAGCGTAGCGCGATACGTCCCTATCCGCAACGCGCTGCGGACTACGGTTCATGATGCCCGCCCGATGATCTGACGACCGACGTGGCCCGGGAAGATCGGCGCCGTCCACCCAAGGTACTGGCCCCATCGGTTGATCACTGCCTGCGGCACGTGACCGTAGACGCCCGCAGTGAAGCCCTTCGCGCTGACATCGGTCGAGTAGACCCCGCCAGCGCCGTCGCTGATGGCGACGTGCCCGGCCCAGCCGGTCGACCAGAACATCAGCGCGCCGCGCGGAGCAGCACCTTGGTGCCTCCCGCTCGCCGGGATCGACTGCCAGTGGACGAGGGCAGTCGTGCTGCCGCTGTTGGCCCACCCGTAGGCCAACGCGACGTAATGATCGCACGCGCCGACCGGCACGCCGACGCCGACCATTCCCTGCGCCCAACTCATCGCCTGCGCGACGGTATGCGGGTTGCCGAGTTGGTCGAACATCGCAGGTGACGGCCCACCCGTACCGGTTGTGAACGTCGCCGGCTGAATGCACGCGACCTGCACAGCGGGCACGGTCGTAACCGCTACTCCGAGGCCACTGACGGCAGTCCTGGCGGTCGGCATGTACCGTGCGTATGACCCGCCGGTCCAGGTTGTCCAGGGACGCCACGAGCGTCCTGCGGCTTTCCACACCGAGAACGCCATGCGTCCGTTCACAGCGGGATCGCGCCAGTCGCCCATCGACCAGAGATCCTGATGAGCGGACTGGAGGATCTGCCACAGCCCGCTCGCACCGATGCTGTTCCGTGCCGTCGGCCGGTAGCCGGACTCCGCTCCCGCAACCGCAACCGCGGTCACGAGATCTTGCCCGGTGAAGCCCGCTGCCTGTGCAGCCTTCGCTGCCAGCGTCGCGCCGGTTGCGCTGCCGAACGAGACGTTCGTTGCGGCCACGCTCGAGCTACTCGAGCAGGACTGGCTCTGTCCTGCCGCCGCGCCGGCAAGCACCGCGCCGTTGCTTGTGACCGTGAACAGGATGAGTCCCGCGCAGGCTCCCCCGACGACGATCGGCGCCGTCAGAAGCGCGCCGACCGTCCAGAGCCTCACAAGTCCTCGTCGTC